TCTAGTTTCAAAGTTTCCATCATAACTATCTTCATAATCTACATTTCCAATTATGATTGGAACATCACGCTTAATACCCATACTAGGTACCATATTAATTGTAACCGTATAATCTGGTTGAAAGTATGGTACTATTTGTTCAACTATCTGTAATCCATTTTCAGCAGTTGCTGTAAATATAAACAATTTATAATCTATATCATATGGAACTGGAGTATAATTAAAAACCATTTTGTTTTTTTGGTCATCAGCAGTACCATCTGTTTTTGGCATCCTAGTTTTTTGTAATTTATTTAATTTTCTACTAGGGTCATATTTTATACCAGATATTTCAAACCCCATACGAGGTAGTACCGTTGCGAATTGTTTATCAGTTAAATCACCTTGTTGAGTTAATCTAACTAAAAACTTTTCTTTTGGTGCATATGCTAATGGCACCGTAAATCTTTTAACAACTGAATTATTTGCGTCTTTAGTTTGTACTACAATATTATTAAAAATTTGACCAAACGCAATAGTCAATCTTCTCATACCTTCGTTATAAAAATGTGTACCGAACATTATCTAACCTCTCCAAATGGATTTGTTTCTGTAAAGTCTAATATATCATCAGCAACCGTAGCAGTATCAAACCCAGCAGCTGTATCTAAATCTAAATTATCAGCGTAAGCAGATTTTGTTTGTATATCTGTAGCGGCGTCTCCATCAGTTGTAGTATCATCATATTCTTCTTGTATTATATATTGTGGATTACCATATGCGTCTCCTGTTTCTAATTGTAACATACCAGTATAAGAAGTTTCGTTTAGTGTACCATCTTCAAGTCTAAACTGATATTGTAAACTTGTATCAAGCGATTTTCTATCATCTGCTTGGTCAATATCAGGATGTCCAGTATTAAATTCTTCTGAGCTGTATTCAAAAGTTTTACATCTTAATTTGTATACAGGTAAACTTCCTAATTGAAAGAAAGGTTCCTGGTCTTCAACGAAAGCAATTTCAAAAAACTTGTTCATTAAAGGATAGTAAATTATATCACCTTCATTAGGTCTACCATCTACTACTAAATTTGCTGAGTCGTCAACTTGTTCTTGGTATCTTCTTTTTGCAACAACAAAAGTTGTATCGTCTCTAATTTCCATTCCAAATTTAGAAATAATCTCTTGTTCTCCAGCAAAACCTTCAACCGTTTCAAAATACATTTCAACCAAATAACTTTCATCAAACCTAGACGCAGAATCTTCACCAAGAATTAAATCTCTATTAACTAGAGTTCTCGGTAAATAATAAACAGCGTGTCCATAGATTTTTAAATTTTCTACGATTAAATCTTCTATTAATCTTTTCTCACTTTGACTACCTATGCCATCGCCGCCTTGAAAATAATGATTAACGGCCATTTGATTTTTATCCTATCATTAATGCTGGGTGTTCTTGTAAACTCTTCATTTCTTCCTCTAACTTTTCTATATCGGATAATGCTTGAGTGTAAATTTCTTCACCCTTTAAAGTTACTCCACCTATCATTGCTACCCCAGCGAATTTAGATAAGTTAGAACCCCATTGTTTTTTAAATAAAGCAGTTACATATCGTTTTAACCAAATATCATTATAGACATCTGTATATGTGTCTGGATCTAATTTACGCCAACAATCTATAACTAGATATTCACCAACTTGTAAATCGTTTTTCCAATCCATATCAATGTATAATCTATTGTCGTGTTGATTAAATCTTAATGGTTTTTCACCAACCAATATATGGTCTAGGAAATCTAGTTGTCTCATTACTATGTCATAGTTAACAACAGAAGTTGATGAGAAATCATATAGGTCATTTAATCTTAATTGGTATCTAACATCAAATAGATTTAAATTACCTTTGTTTGAGAAAGGAAATATATTTGTAACCGCAAATACGGTTTCAGGTACTATAATATAATTATTACCTTCTTTCCAGGTACTAGTTACAGAATTTTTTGTTGCGCCTTCGGTACCATCTGCTAAAATTCTATTTTGGTCTGCTTGAGTATACTGATATTTTAAATATGTTCTTCTGATTCCATCATAGTGATATTGTGAATAGTATTGTACTGCTTCATCTACTCTATCATCTAGTTGGTCATCATCTACATTTATCTCTATAACAGGATGTCCTAATGCTCTTTTAGCATAAGATATTAATGTTTGTCTCGTATTTGGAGTTGCCATAGTTATTTCCTTTTATCTTCTGCTATATTTATAATTTATTGGTAGTCATTTGTTATCCATTTGACATTATCTTCAATCGTTGCTTTATATCTATTTTGAGTGTCTTCTATTTCCTGTGTATTTTGTACTTCTTTATCATATCTTCTTAATAGTGTAAAGTAAACACCTAGATTGCATTCTACTAAACTCAAAGCATTCATAAGTTCGCTTTCTTTTGTTATATTAGTAGCAGCTATTACATTAGGACTATAAATTTTAGTTGCCCAATCAGGTAACTCTCTTACTTTAGATGGTGTATATCCCTTTACTTCTTTAGCAAACCAAGGAACCATAGAGTGGTCTTTCTGTACTGGAGTAAAATCGTGGAAGACATCAACTCTTTTTGTAGTCGCACATATACTTAATCCGTAAATAGGACTATTATATTTTGGAAATACACAACAATGAAGCATATAGAATCCTTTTGTTTCTTTTTCGTCAACAACCTTTAATTGACATCTTCTTGCTTCTGGTGTTTTCCATACTCCTTTACCAATCCATTTACCTTCTCTTTTAAAAATTGCTTGAATATGTGTAGTTACACCTTCTACCATTTCCCATATTCTATTTCGCTGATAGTAAGCCATCGCCAAACCTCTTTTCATTATCTTTTATAAATTTTTGCATATCCTTAAATAGTTCTGTTGCAAATCCAAAACACATTCTTGCTTCATAAACAACACTATTAATATTTTCAGTTAAAGTACTTTGGTCTGAATATTTTTGATAACTATTTACTTTTACTTTTAATGCTTCTTCTAATTCTTTAATATTTTTATACAATTGTCTTCTTCCTTCAACATATCTAATATTAAAATTATAATATGTTCCTTGACCTGGTACTTTTGATTTTATCATTTGACCACCAGATAAATCTCCCATATGTCTTACATAAATGTGAGCAGCTATCTTATCAGGATTATCCATTAAATTTTCATTACAATGGTCCAAATATTTCTTTGTAGAAGTCATCATTGCAGGTTGCCATTTATATGTCCACAATTCATCAAAGTCTGCTTTAATAAATTTTGCTCTTCGCAATTCAGGCATATCATCAAGGATACCTTCTGACATTGCTAATGATTCTACTATATTATAACATTGATGTTGATTGAAAAGATAGACAGCATAAATCTCTGGATTTATTTTACCTGACATAAGAGTTTTTACAAAATGTTGTCTTTCAGCTTCTTTATGATGTTCCCAAGTAAGTTCCTTTAATGTTTTCATCTTTTAGGAGCGTCTTCAAATTTCTTATCTGTTTCTTTTTTCTTTAGTTCTTCTTGTTTTAAATCTTCTTCAACATACTCTTTATATTCTTCTGGTAAATCATCAATATTCATTTCTTTCATAGTAACCGCATTTTTCATTAATTCTGCTCTTACTTTCATATCTTCTGTTTCGTCTCTATTACCAGCAGACATATCATTTTTACCAGACTTATCTTCCATTATTTCTTTTGCACCAACTTTAAATAGATTAATTCTAGGTAACACTTCATCCATATATTCTTTATGTGCTTCTAAATCCCATACTAAACTTTGTTTAAAATCCCAAGATGTTTTAATCTCAGCTAACATTTCATCTTTATGGTCTTTGTAATATTCGTTAAATTTTGTTTCTAACTTTTCATATAATACAGAAGATTTTTGATGTTTATGTATCTCGCTATGAGTAGCGTATAGGTGAGAAATTATTTTGTGTGGTATGTCTTTAATAGAATTTATATGTTCAACCCAATTTTGAGTTGCATACATCATTGATGGTTGTACCCAAGGCTTACTAACATCATCAGCCTCATAAGGCCATTCTTGTTTCCAAGCTTCGTTTAATTTGTTTTGTATTAGTACTTCGGGAGAGTCTTTAGTATATTCACTACAAAGATTTTCTATTGATGATATAATCAACGATTGATTATAGAGAAAAGTTGCCTTTACCTCTCTAATTAATTTGTTGTTTATATATTCTTCTATGAATGGTAAGGCGTCATATACTTTACGAGCCTTGTCTATAAAGGTTTCTAGGTCTTTCATTTTTCACTCCAAGTTTTTTATATAGTGACCTGTTAACAGGTCTATAATATAGTTATTTATATTGTTGTTTATTAGTCTCTAGGACCCAAGTGGAAGAAGTATTGTGTTTGGTTACTAGCAGCACCTTCACTATAATAATCATAGTGTTGAGTTACTGAAGTACTTCCATCATAACCAGTCCAGTATACTTGACCTCTTTGGTTAATAGCTCTTGGTATATTTGAAGAACTAGTTCCTGAATAGAATAAATCTGTCCATCTATGACCACCTGAAGGTTGGAATACAATTCTTTTTCTTGTTCTAAACATTTCATTGTCTTCCATAGCACCTTGCGTGTCATTACGACCACCATTATTCCAATGTTCTTCATTTGAAGACGGACCACCAAGTCCTTGTTCTTCATTACTATATGGAGAACCACCCCATATTAATCCTTCGTCATCAAGTATCATTGGGAAAGAGTAAGTATAAGTTCCATCACCTCTATTTTGTCCAACATCACATACATTGACAGCCCATTTAGGACCTTTTTGATGTATAAAGCTTCCTGGATGTCCACCAGAAAAATAAGTGTATGCGTTGTTTTCTACTGATTGTCCACGACCACCATAAGTTCCATAGTTTCCATCGTGTACCCATAACATACCTGTTGATTTTTGTCTTATATACAACCATTTTTCTTCATCGCCACCGCACCAGAAGAAATCTATATCACCGTTTATAAAGTGACCTTCTCTTCTAAATGAACCAATGTGATGAGTTGTTGTTAATCCTGGAGAACCAATTGGCCAGTTACCAGAAGTCGTATAACCTGTGAACCACATATATCCTTCACCATCTAAAATGTGTGTAGAGTGTTGGTCACCGTTAGAGTGAGTAGTTCTATATAATTTAATTCCACCGTATCTATTCCAGTTAATTCCAACTCTATAAGGTACCGTATAGTAATGAGATCCAACTCTATTACCTAATCCTAATTCACCGTAAATATTGTGACCCCAAGCCCATAATTGTCCTGTGTCATCTAAAGCGTGCCAATAAGCATTCTGTGAACCAGAAGCCCACATATCTACAATTCTTCGTCCATCAAAATATGATTGTGGTAATCTTACTGGTCTTGGTATGTTTACAGAATAGAAAGCAGTTGAAGTTGGTCCGCCAACAGCGTCAGCAAGAGCATTAATTCCTGGATTACCTAGTCCAAGTTGACCTTCATTATTGTATCCCCATACCCATACTGAACCATCGGAACCGAGTGCGTATTGTGAACAAGTTGTTCCTTGGTCTTTTGCTTCGTCTGAAAATCCAACTTTAACCATTCTAGTTTGATTGAAAGTTTTTCCAATTGTATTTCCTTGCCAGTCTTGTGTATCTGTTGCAGTACATCTTACAGCATAAGGTCTATCTGTAGTTTCAGAATTTCCTAAATTGTAATTTCCATTATTACCAGCAGCATATACTTCACCATTATTCATTAACCACATTGTTCTTTGATAATTATGTGCTATTTGTATTACTCTTGGTGCTTTACCGTCAGGAGTTGTCATCCTTCCAGTCGCATTAATATTCCAATTTTGATTATCTGTAGAAGCCATCCAATCTGTAAATGTGAAACCTGTTGACATATGTTTTGCAGGTTCGTCATTTCCAGCAGTACCTTCTCCTAATCCAGAACATTGGGATGAGTCAGAAGAACCAACCCACATATCAGAACCATCTGAGCATATTGTAGCAGTTCTATATGATTGGTCAGCACAACCAGTGTGTGAAACTCCCATATTGTATCTCCAACCTAACGGAGCACGGTTGTTAAATGATACAACTTCGTTTCTAGTACACCACTTGTTTTCATTAACATATATTAATGTCCAATATTTTGATGGTCTTCCATCGTGTTCTTCTACCCAAGTATTACAATATCTTGTTCTTTGTAAACATAGATAAATTTTGTCAGCAACTTTAACCATTTCGCCTCTTTCATATTGTCTCCAATATTGCCAAGTTTCAATGTTATCGTTACCTGCTAATAGTAATGTCCAATATCTTCTATTATCTGGTCTGTAACTTCTTTTGACTAGCGTTGGTTGATAATTACCATACGAATTAGTATTTTGTGGAGCTTCAGAAGAAATTGTATAGTGAGTAGGTGTATCTTCTATACATCTATAACTTTTACCTCTCCAATAAACCACATCATTTTTATCGTAAGATTCTTTATCTTTCCAAGAGCCTTTCCAGGTTACTTTAAAATTTTTAATATCTAATGCCATTTACTATTACCTATTTTCTTACTTTGTTAATTAGAATCCTAAATTTGTTAAAAATGCAGCTTTTGCTGTTTTATGATTTGCTATTTCAGTTGTTGTTGCTGAAGTTGAATCAGCTACATCTGCTAAAAGGTCTATCATAACTTTTCCTGTAAGGAATTCATTATCTAAATTGCTAAGTCCTGTTGATACAACATTACTTACATTTTTGATTTTTACTTTTTCAGCAGCGTCTGATACTATAGCTACACCATAAACAGAATCATTATCACCATCAGTTACGATAGTAGTATTACCATCATCTATAGAGAAATATGTTTTTCCTTCTAATTCCCCTAAACTAACTGGCGTATCTCCTACAGGTGCAGTATAATCAGCTCCGTGCGATATTCC